TTTATTAGGTTTAAAAAGTTACCAAGTTTTACAAAATTGGATGTATAAATTGGATATTGAAAAGTGATAGCGGCGGCGGCGTGTCTTAGTCTCGCTTTGTATCATGAGGCACGCGGGGAGAAGTTGTTGGGTCAGTTGATGGTGGCTAGGGTTATTTTTAATCGCATGGAGTCACCACGCTGGCCCTCTTCTATGTGCAATGTCATTACGCAAGATCGTCAGTTTTCGTTCTATCGCAATAAAAAAACACCGAAGCCTAGAGATGAGGTGGCATGGGCCAAGGCACAGGAACTTGCGGTTAAGATTATAAACGATCCTGACATCTTGCCCTACAGCGATGCTGATCATTATCATACTGTTAATGTTAGACCAGTGTGGCGTGGCAAGCTTTACAGAATTGTTCGTGTTGGTCAGCATATCTTTTACAGCTATAATAGGCCAGAACCTATGAAGTTTAGCATAAGACCGAAGCCAAGGAAGGAATAGTAAGATGGATTGTTGGCACTGTAAGGCAGAACTTATTTGGGGCGGGGATCACGACATAGATGATGATGACGAAGAACATTCTATGGTAACAAACCTTTCGTGTCCTAAATGTGAGAGCTATGTATTAGTTTATTATCCAAGGGATGACACGAATGAAACGTGAACGATTAAGTCCAGAAAGAATAGAGGTAATTATTTCGGGTGTCTTGCAAGAGATGCCCGAAACTATTTCTATGCCTGAGATGCGTAATTTGGTAGTCGAACTTTTGTTCGGCTTAGGTTTGCATCCGAATGATTTGCCGTTTTTCATGATGATGGTTGTTGATGCTTACATGGGTGATAGGTCTATTGATCGGGCGGCAGAAAAGTGATATAACCCGAATAATTTCCTTTTGGAGACATAGCTCATGAGTTCAACGCGCATAAATCCTGAGACAGGTCTTCCTGAAATTCTTCCTGATACTCGTCAACCTACTGGTGTATATGACCTTAGGGGACTTGGTGGCTTTCTTGATCGTGGACTTCTTGATCGTGGCACCATAGATCAAGGGGATGATATTCGTTCTGTTCCTAGCACTGATCAGTCTAAAGATTGGAGCAAGCCACAATATAGTATGGCTGGGCCATTGCCTAAAGGTTATTATTCTGGCCCTGCTGATGGAGTTTATAAATATGGAGAAGGCCCGTATGCTGAACGGACACAAGAGTTTCTGGACTCCAGCCCTGATTACCTAGCTGGCCCCGCTTCTGGTTCTCGTGAAGAATTTGATATGCTCAAAGCAGAGAACCCGAACGATCCTCGTTACGCTGGTGGGTATGAAGAGCCGCAAGCCTCACCTCTTCCTACTATGGAGGAGATTAACTTCGCTGGTAACAACCCGAACGATCCTCGTTCGTTTAATTACAGTGAACAGGCTAAGTCTATAGAAAACCTTCAAAGGGGAATTGGTGGTGGTTACCCGACAGGGATGGGTTTGTTTGGTGGTTTACCTCAGATACCACAATCGCAACCACAGGGGATTATGTCTTCACTACAGCCACAATCAAATAGTCCGTTTGGTTCCGGTGGTATGCCTGCTCAGGGTTATAGGATGCCGTTGCCTAGTTACCAGCCGTACCAAAGCCCGTATCAGCAAGCCATGCCTTATCCTCAGCAATATGGTGGTTATGGTATGATGCAAAGCCAAGGCGGATATGGAACCTATCAAGGTATTCCAAATCCTTATCAGCCTCAAAATTTATTTTAAGGGAAGATTGTAACGCTTCTCAGTTTTACGAATACAGTCTTCGCTTTTTTCCATTATTATTGCTATTTGCCATCGCTTTAGCCCAAGGCACATCATTTCGTTTATTTTTTTAGCTTGCTTAGTTAGCTCTTTTTTGGGGAGCCTATTCATAGCGCCAAACCTTGCCGCGTCTTCAGAGCTAAATTTTTTAATTATTGGTGCTTTAAGTTTTGGGTTATCAATTCTATCTTGTTGAACTTGTTTTTTAAACTTCCAAGCATAGGTTTCTTCGTAAAGTGAAATCATATGTTTACTCCCGCCTTTCTCATTTCTTGAACGAAATCGTTTAGCTGGTCACGCGCCACCCAAAGATCATTCTTTGCGTTTGGGTGGGCGTCACTGCGGTCTTCTTCTTGTAACCTGTCAACCTGTTGTTTCAGGTATTTTAGTTCGCTCTCCTGAAACTGATTTAACTTCTTGTTTTCCATTGCTCTCCTCCTCTGTATATATTGGGATTTATTGCATAACTTCCCACTTAATGTCAAATGTTATCTCGTCCTGTTTGACGTTCGTATTCGCCACGAGAGAATGACCCATCCATAGTTCCAAGCCATTTTTCTGGGCCACCAAGAGACAGCGCATATTTACGGATCAGTCCCATTTCCAGAGCTTTTATGATTGAGTTATTTATGGTTCCTTTTTTTCCAGAATTTTTAAGAACAATAACGCATGGCTCAATTTCTTGCGATTCGTGAACCGCCGTGTGCAAGCCATCACCACCACCTTGGCTTACGGCACGACCATCATTCTCTCTGATACGAACGAAATCAACAACATGTTTTACACGATCACGCGCTGTTGGAGACATAGCCAGAGATCGAATATCTACAGAACGATCTTCCAGCAATCCCGTTTCAGGATTACGGATAAAGTGTCTTATTTCACGATTAGCTGGCCCGTTTGATTTAACAACAGCCCCATCGAAAACGCCGTTTCTTGTGTATTCTATATCTAAATCTTTACACCTTTCCTTGCCTGTTCCTTCGTCAACAGACCAGACTGCAAACGCAGAGCGCACGCCATCGACAATAGCAGATGTACCACGAATGAGGTTACGCGCTTGTTCTGGGGTTGTGACAGGATCATTGTCTCTAATTTTAGCCATGTGGTGATTAACCATTACAGTAGCGCCTGTTTCTGTTGCCATCTGTGCTAACAGGCTCATAAACGCGGCACCCGCCGCTGGATCAGCGTTTACATCAGCGTGAACAAACGATGCCATAGGATCAATAACGATCAGCTTGAGGGTATCCATTTCTAGCATTTGGTCATAGATGCGAGAGAACTCTTCGCCCATTAAATACGAGTTGTCGAACTTCTGCATAATTGGAAACACACCGCCAAGGTTTGGGAGTGGTAGCACGCGCAATTTGTGTTCATAATGTTCGCGGTACTTACTAGGATCAAGCCTAGAGATACGCCTGTGCATTTCGTCTTTATCGTCTTCCGCAGTGATTAGGATTACGTCACCATGCTCTGCGACCAGACCACCAAATGCGCTTTGCATTGTTGCCCCTGACGCTACCTTCATGGCTAAATCAAGTGTCATCATGCCTTTACCACTGTCACCAGCCGCCGCAAAGACACATGGCACGCCAAGAGGTATTGTATCGCCAATAAGAAAGTTTTGCTCAGGTGCAGAGCCAACAAAGTATTCATTAATTAATAGGCTATCATCTATCAGGCTAATTGGCTTTTTGATCTTGCTTGCATTAGTCTTCAACATTTTTTCTATGTCGAAGTCTTCTTCGATAGCGTCAGCCGCGTCCCACTTTTCTTCTTTAGTAGAGGGTATTTTAAGCATCATAGTGGACTTAGCACCCGCTGCTTTCGCTTGGACTTCGACAATACGCGCCAGTTTTTTTCCAGCATCATCATTGTCAGGCCATAGGATCACGTCTTTGTTACGCAGATGCGAGAAGTCGAACTTGCTTGCAGTGTTCTCAGACAGCATCCCCGCACCACCTATTGTGCAAGTTGCGGTGTAGCCCAGCGCGTTTAAAGCATCAGCGCATTTCTCGCCTTCAACCCATATTATTTTGTTGGCCTCTAAAATGTTCGGGATATTATACAGAGGTCTTGGCTCAGGAACGCCTTGCCGACCATTCATGAATTGGCGGAATTGTTTCTTAGGTTTTCCAGAGTTATCCCGAACAATTCCTCCACTTGCGTCCCGGTCATAGTATTTACGAACCGATACTATTATTGCGCCATCTGCATCTGTATAGTTATATTCTTCCTCGAAAGGTGTGCTTGGGTTGATAGATGTTTTTTGTTCGGGTTGTAGAGTTACAACTTGTGGTGGAGTTTCTTTGTTCGGCTTAACAACATTTTCAGGTGGGGCAACGTAGTCTGAGGGAATATAATCTTTAAAGTATTCTATTGACTCAGCGAGAGAATATCCTCGCCCTTCTTTGAAGACTTTGCATATACCACCGATACCATCACCAGACTCAAAGTCTTTTCCCGTCATAAACCAAGGACTGCTAATATCAATATTTATCCGCAGAGATTTACCAGCTTCACCATTCAGGGAGCCAATGAAAAATTCTTTGCCGCGTTGCACCCCTTCTGGGTATGTTTCGAGTAGTGCGCTTAATTGGACACTACGAGGAACTTCCCTTGAAATACGCTCTGCAACTTCACTTGTTGTCTTGCCAAACCTTAAAACATTCATTATCTTGCCCCTATACCCAACCTGACTACTAAATGTGGGGTGCCGCCGACCAAGCGCACCTCACATTAATTACGCTTTCCAACAAGTTTGTCTAAATTCACAAAACTTGCATAGGAAGAAATCTTTACTCTGAGCGATACGAGGTAGAATGTCACCAGCTTTTGATGCCGTCAATATGTTTACCGCCCTGTCACTCGCTTTTTGAGCGAGATTATGATCATACGGAACAAGCTCGTAATAAACTTCAGAAGTGTTTTTATTAACCACAGTGAACAATGCAGGGTTTTCATCAAGCTCCATATAGGTCTGATATAGAGCAATCTGAGTTGCATATACTGGATTAGCTTTTGCAACGCCGTGGCGAACAAAGCCTTTAAACTTACTGTCGTTAGCTGACTTGCACTCCCATAGGCTAGGATAATCCATAGCGACAGGCCCAGCGCAAACAACACCATCTATGTGTCCTTTGATCTCGCCATCAGCTATTGAGAAGCCAAACTGCTTGCCATCTTTATCTTCTGTGCGCAGATCAAAACCAGCGTCCCTAAGCCACTTAGCGGCGTAGTCTTCAATCTCATGCCCAAACTGAAAGATACGCAACGTGCGTGCCGTAAATGCTTTTTCAGGATCTATGGCGTAGTTCAGGTAACGATACTGTATCTTTCTCTGACACTCATCACCGATGCTTGAAGCGCCGATGTATGCGCGTCTTTCACGCTTCTCTTCCCCTGCCACAATAGCTTTGTCTACAGCTTCTTTGATACTGTCTGCTACCGGATCAACCCTAGAACGGGATTGAAGTAGAGGGCCAAGCGCCTGTTGACTTAAAGTAGGTGTCTTCGAGTGTTCCAATTTCAATCTCCGCTGCTAGACGTTTAGATTCCTGTATTCCAAATATAAGTGTTTGCACTTGTTCTTCTGTAAGATCGGAGAACTTTGTGTTCCAACCAAACTTTCCAAGTATAAACGCCAATTCTTTCATGGGCATTGGTGCCGTATCAACTTCGCTCAATGTACTGTCTCCTCGTTAAAATAAAATTACTTGCTCGAAAGCTCTCCACTACACGCAAGATAACCAGCACCATCCACAAAATTATCAATGTTTTTGGGGTTCGATCTGACACGAGCAATTTTTAGAAGTGCCATCATTACCCCAACATCTGTAACGCTGATGTAAGAACCTTCTAAATAGCAATTCCACAAATCAGCTATCTTATCGAAATTTTCTTCTAAATCGCCATGTTCGTTATGGCGATCTTTGATTACATACTGCTTTGCCGTATCTAATATTTCACCTCTATTCATGATCTTCTCCCTTTAGTTTCTTCCATTGCCCTGAAATTACCTTATCAATTTTTTCACTATTAAAATAGTACCCTAAGCAACAAGCCGCTTTATACTTCGTCCAAGAGAAATCCATCGCGTTAATTTCTACGTTATATCTACGCAATAAATCTTTTTGTTTGTCTGTTGCCGCTTCGTTTAACCAGCGCTTTGACTTGTTCGCCGCATTACTGTCTTCGACCTCACGCAAGAAATCATCTCCAGCCGCCATTGCCTGTACCTTCTCGCCAATGGAGACTATTCTAGGACGCCCGTGTTGGGCCTTTACAATGGCTATCCAGTATTTTCCAACACTGCCTACCAGAGCGAAGCCACTGAAGCCTGTAGCCATCATAGCTGTTCCCTGACCAAACGGGTCAATCCACATAAATGGAGACATTTGCATGAGATCGTATTCGGTCATTTCAAAGTTTTCTAATGCGTCTTTTACCTTACGCTCAAACTCATGCTCACAGATTGGACAGATGCGTGTGTTCGATGCCACTTCGCTTTCACAATCTGGACATATCTTAGTGGGCGCTTCTCCGCCTATAGACCTATCTGATCCATCTAGGTTAGCTGAATCATCTAAACCGCCATGAGTGATTATTGATGTGCCGAAGTCCATGACAACGCAGTCAGTCTTTATGACATCTGGATATAACTCAGGATCAAGTATGCGCAGACCGCGACCAATCATTTGCACCATTGTACCCTTCTGGGAACATGGGCGCGTTAGAATGATGCAAGATACGGGTGGAGCATCGAAGCCTTCTGTCAGGACTGCCACGTTGACGATAACTTGCAGATCACCAAACTCAAGATTGTTAAGCATATCTGCACGTTCTATTTTGTCTGTCTCACCTGTTACATAATCGGCTCTTACACCTGCCATAACAAATGCGTCACAAACGTGTTCAGCGTGTAGGACTGTAGAGCAGAACACAACGGTCTTGCGATCCCCTGCCTTCTCTTTCCATTCTTCTACGATGCGTTCATTGATAACGCGGCGATCCATAA